CTGCGGCGACGGCGGTGTTTACTTCTTTCGACGACTCGATACGACAGGTGTACGCCACCATGGGCCTGACTGCCGAGAGCGGCGCTGCCGACATGGAAGCGCTGGGGCAAGCAGCCAAAGACTTGGGCGCGACCACCCGGTACACGGCGGGGGAAGCCGCCAGCACCCTGAACTATTTGGCGCTGGCCGGGTACGACGCATCAAAGGCCATCGCCACCCTGCCAACGGTTTTGAACCTTGCGCAGGCGGGCGGCATCGACCTGGCGCAGGCGGCGAACATCGTAACTGACAGCATGGCGGCGCTGGGCATCGAAACAGAGAAGGTCAACGGCTTTGTTGACGAAATCGCACGGACGAGCCAGAAGTCCAACACCAGCGTAGCGCAGCTTGGCGAGGGCATCCTGACCATCGGCGCTACGGCCAAGTCCCTGGCGGGGGGAACGGTGGAGCTGAACACGGCACTGGGCATCCTGGCCGACAACGGCATCAAGGGAGCCGAAGGCGGAACCCACCTGCGGAACATGATGCTGTCCCTGCAGAACCCTACCAAAGATGCGTCAAAGGCGCTCAAAAGGATGGGCGTCGATATTTACGATTCAGAGGGTCGGCTGCGTGCGCTGAACGAGATTTTCGGCGACCTGAACGAAGCTATGGACGGCTGGACGGACCAGAAGCGTACTGCCATGATGTCCAACCTGTTCAACAAGACCGACCTTGCGGCAGCGAACGTCATGCTGGCGAATTACGGCGAGCGCTGGGACGAGCTGAGCGGGCACATCTCCAACGCTGACGGCACAGCGGCGCAGATGGCCGTTACCATGGAGGGCGGCATCGGCGGTTCTTTCCGGAACCTTGAAAGCGCTGTTGAGGGCCTTGCCATTGAATTTGGCGAGAACTTCGCGCCGACCGTGCAGAAGGCCGCAGACTTCATCTCCGATCTAGTGAACGGCTTCTCGGCGCTGTCCGAAGGCACGCAGACCATCATCGTCAATGTGGCGGCGGTAGCGGCTGCGTTCGGGCCTATTGTTTTGATACTGGGCAAGATCGTATCTGCGGCAGGGGCACTGATCCCGATCCTGACAGGGCCGGTCGGTGCTGTTGCGGCCTGCGGCATCGCGGTTGCAGCGCTTGCATCGTTTACCCGGGAAATCGACGGGTTCAAAGAATCGCTGGATAACGTAGACCCCGAAATAGCCGCCAAGTTTGACAGCGCGTTTGCCGAGGCAAAAGTGACCCTTGACGCTACGGTCACGGACAACGCGACGTCGACCGTAAACGACGCGGTAATGCGGCTGCGCAGCGTGCTGAACAGCATCAACATCCTGACGGACAAAGAGCGCGACGCCATTGTCGCCGGCATCGGGCAGGACGTGGACCCCATCCTGCAGGCTATCAACAACGCCGGGATCGATACATCCACCGAGGAGGGCGCGGCTGCCGGAGCGCCTATATTGGCGGCAGCTACGCAGCTGGCAGCGGCTATCAAGTTGAGCGAGGGAGCTATCCGTCTGCTGGACGCTAAGAGTATCGCGAAACTGATCAACAGCGACAAGGAAACGATCATCAAGGCGCTGGTGGAGAAAGGCGCGGAGCCGAAAGAGGCGGAGACCGCGGCGGAGCAGATCATAGCGGCCCGTGAAACGCTGGCCGAGGCGTGCGACGTGACCGGCATCGTGCCGGATGACATTGTGCAAATCGTGCTGGGCGAGAAGTCCGCGCTCGTATCGGCCTTGCAAGGGCTTGGCCTGACGACGGACGATATCGCGGATATTGTGGCGGCCTATACCACCGCAAATCAGACCCTGGGCGCGAGCGTGGGCAGCGTGTACAAGACCATCAAGGACGCGCTGACGGACGGCAAAGAGGACACCGAGGAACAGAAGCAAGAGCTCATCGACAACGTGGCGGATTACTTTGAGGGACTGCTAGCGCGCATCAAAGTATCCACGGACAGCAAGCTGGTAGAACTTCAAAAGCAACTCGACAGCGGCAAAATCAGCATTGAAGAATACAACACAGAAGTTGAGAACATCATCGCGAAGAACGATGAGCTGGTAGCAAATGTGGAGAGCGTGATGGGAGCGTCCGCCCAATTCGTCAAGGAATGGAGCGGCAAGCCCACATCAGCGTGCAAGGCCGCCATGACGGAACTGGACGAAGTAGCAGAGCGAGCCCAGCAAGTATCCGCCGACATTATGGCGTACATCGGCGAGGCAGAGGCCGCCATTGATAATCTGGCTTATCGGAAGGTAGTTGCCGGGGTATCGGTTGAGCCGGAGGATGTAGCGGAAGCGTACAGCGCGGTGCGCGGGACCGCGGAGCAGCAGCGACAGGCATCGGAGCAAGCGTACCAAAAGACCAAAGAGGAACTGGGAACCAAGTGGGACACCGAGCGAAAGGCCGCCACGGAGAAAGGCGAGGATACAACGGCCATCGACGCGGCATATCAAGAGGGCATGAAGCGAGCGGAGGAGCTGCGCGAGGCCGGAGAACAAATGGCAGACAACATCCTGGAGAGCGGCACAGCGGCAATCCAGGCCGGCATCGCATCCACCCTTTCGCCCGAGATCGTGGCGCGGATGCAGGAAATGCTGGCCGAGATTAACCTGGCTGATCTGATGTACGAGGCGCTGCAGGCGCAAAGCCTGTTAGAAGAAACCGGCGAGGGCGTGTTCAAAGGCGAGGACTGGTTCACCCCTGCGGTGTTGCAGGCGCTGGGCTTCAAAGATACCGAGTTTGACCCGGAAAGACTGGATTACTACATGGACGCAGCAGCCGCCAAAGTCCGCGAGGTGTATTTCGGCAAGATGCAGGACATGGAGCGCGAGTTCGCCGCCATGGATCTTGGGCCGTTGGTCGTGGCGCTTAACGAAGCCATGGAAGCTGGATTTGTTGATGGCATCGACACGGACGATCTGGGCGAGGTTCTAACTGCGCTTTTGGGCAACATGAGCGTGGCTGCGCCGGATATGACGGACTTAGGCGTAACGGCAGGCCAGCAGGTTGTTAGCGGCGCTGAAAGCACAGTGAAAGACATGGTTGATGCCGGGAAGGGCCTCATTCAGGGCTTCATCGACGGCATGGACAAGAAGTTGCAGGGCGTCATCAACAAAGCGAAGCAGCTTGCCAGGGGCGCCATCACGGAAATCGAGCGGGAGACCGACCAGCGTTCTCCGTCCCACGTGGCCCATAAGCTTGGCGCCTTCTTCGGGCAGGGCTTCGAGGAAGGTATTTATAGCAAAGTGACCGATGTGATGGCTGCCTCCGCGCACATGGCCCGGGCGTCGGTGAACGGACTAAGCGATTACCGGGCATCCACGAGCGGCGCGACACGGGTAAGCCCTGCGGCTGCGGCTGCGGGCGGCACGGCAGGCGTCGGCAGCAACATGGCGGTGACGCTGAATGTCAACAACCCGGTCGTCCGGGACGGAAACGACGTGGCGCGGCTGAGCCGGGACATCAACCGGTACACGGCGCAGCTTGCGAGAGGATACGGGGGGCGGTAGAACATGAGCGATATGTGGTTCACATGGAAAGGCGAGCACAGCGATGCCTACGGCATCATCGTGAAATCTTTGCCCCCGGTGTACGCCCCCGCGCTGCGGGATGAAAGTTACATCGTGCCGGGCCGGCACGGGGCGCTGCACAGGAGCGCGGGGGACTACGATGAGCAGCTGATGATGCTGGAAGGGTATATCCCTTACGAGCAGGAAGGCTCCAATCCTGCGAGCCTGGAGGCTATCAAGGCGTGGCTGCGCGGGAGCGGTATTCTGACCCTGTCCGACAGGCCGGGCAGGGCGTACAGGGGGCGCATCACCGACGAGATAGCGTTTGCCCAATGGGTGACGGCCTTTGCGGACCGGCTGTTCAGCGTGTCCTTCTGGTGCGAGCCGTTTGCGTACGACGACGCCCCTGTGGATATCGAGATAACAACAAGCGGTACCGATATCGTCAATCCCGGCACTTTCCCGGCGACCCCCATCATCAAGGTGGAGGGGTCGGGGGACGTGGTGCTTGCCATCGGCGGCACGGCGGTGGGATTGACGGGCCTGACGGGCACGGTGACCATCGACTGCGAGGCGCGGTTTGCTTACGCGACCGACGCGACGGATCAGGTGGCCATCACCCTGGCGGACCATGTGTGGCCGGAGCTGGCCGTTGGCACCAGCGCGGTAAGCTGGGTGGGCAGCATCACCAAGGTGACCATCACGCCGAATTGGAGGTGGCTGTAAATGGGCAGCGTGTATGTGTACGACGCGGAGGGCCTGGATACTTCCACCACCGGCTTGTGCGGCGAGCTGGTGCCGGTGCACTGCGAGCACGAGGAACTGGCCGGGGGCCTGTCGACCGTCACGATGCAGCACCCCTTCGACGAATGGGGCAAGTGGCAGCATCTGGAGGTGGGCAACCTGCTGAAATGCGACGTGCGGTGCCGGACGGCCCCGGCGATCGACGAGAACGATTTGCTGATCACGAGCGTGGAGCGGTGGACGGTAAGGACGACCCTGACATCCACGCAGCGCAGGGTGTTCAAATCGAAAAAGGGATCCAAGAAGAACGGCTCCCTGATCATGGGGCGCGAGGTTTTTGTTCTGCAGCAAGTCACGACGGGGAGCCTGACCCGGTGGCAGATAAAGTTTGAGGTGCAGCGCAAGCGGAAGAAGAAAATCATTTACACATGGAAGACCGGGTGGATCGAGAACAAGGACAACATCCTGGACACCAAGCTGGAGGATGTGACCACCCCCGGCGGCGACATGGAGGCCGTTTGCCCAAGCGTGGAGACAGCGCCCCAGTTGTTCCGCATCAACCGGATCGAGAAGGACGCGGAGCGGGGCGTGAGCGTGACGGCGGAGCACGTATCGTATGACCTGAAATACAATGTGACCCGGTTCAATTACACCGGGCAGTTGACGGGGCTGCAGTGCCTGAAAGGCGGAACGGCGACCATCGGCGGCCAGACGGTGACGGTGGACGACGGCATCATGGGGTCGCTGGACTTNGACACCGAGGTGGAGGCGTACACCAACATCGGGAGCGTGCGGGTAGCG